AAGACCTCAAAGACATTTAGCCGCACGCCCAAGCAGATGGAGGCAAGCGCGTTGCTGATGTCTGAAGCTAGGCACATCTTGCTATACGGTGGCGGGCGCAGTGGGAAAACTTTCATGTTCCTCTACGCGATGCTGCTTCGAGCATCCAAGACTAAATCACGCCATCTCATCCTGCGTCGATACTTCGCACATGCTAAACGAGCCATCTGGAAAGACACGCTGCCGAAGGTGGCGAAGATAACATGTCCAGAGTTGGCTATCGAATGGAACAACTCAGATTACTTCCTCACGCTGGCTAACGGCTCAGAGATCTGGATTGGTGGCTTAGATGACGCCGAACGCGCAGACCGTGTACTTGGGACTGAATACTCGACGATCCTGTTTAATGAGACATCGGACATCATGCACGGCTCAGTCGAGACAGCGCTATCACGACTCGCTGAGAAGTCTGGTCTAGTCAACCGTGCGTATTACGATGAGAATCCACCTCACAAGGCGCACTGGACGCATCGTCAGTTCATCGAGAAAATCAACCCAGTAGACAAGACGCCGCTAGTGAATCCTGAGCTATACGCCTCACTGCTGATGAACCCGATAGACAACATGGACAACATCTCACCTGAGTACCTGAAGCTGCTTGAGGGACTATCGACGCGCAAGCGCGAGCGGTTCCTGCTTGGCATGTGGCAGAACGATGACGACCGTGCGCTGTGGAAGTATGACGACATCCTGCGCTCGGTTGACAAGTTCGACTATGACAGGATCGTGGTCGCGATTGATCCAGCGGTGACGGCCAGAGACAACTCGGACTATACAGGCATAATCGTTGCGGGCAGACTGGGCAATCAGTTCCATGTGCTGGACGATCTCAGCGGGAAGTATTCACCGAAGGAATGGGCGAGCATAGCGGTGAGGGCATACTACACGTGGCAAGCTGATAGGATCGTCGGTGAGGTGAACAACGGCGGCGACATGATCGAGAGTACCATCCGACAGGTAGACCATAACGCGAGCTACAGAGAAGTGAGAGCTACTAGAGGCAAGGTGCTGAGGGCCGAGCCTATCGCAGCACTGTACGAACAAGGACGCGGCTTCCATCACGGAGCCTTCCACGAGCTAGAGGATCAGATGACAACGCCGATGGATGAGCTAGAGAACGATGACCGTATCGACGCGATGGTCTGGGCGGCGACCGAGCTGATGCTGGTAGAGGAAGCCGAGAGCGTGCGCGTCGTTGTGGATTACGGAGAGGAGATCAGTCCGTATTAGTGGTATAATGTCGGTAGGAGGCAGAGATGCGCATAGCGAAGCGAATTCGCAAACGTCGTATCCATGCGATTAAGGCAGGGTGCGCACGCTTATAGAGTACCGAGGTGAAATGCAACTCCAATTCGACCACAAGCTAACATCAGCAGACGGCAAGATGTACCTCTTCATCCGTGGTCCGTTTGAAGTTGAAGACGGGATGAGCTTCGAGATGAAGATGATACCGGTAGTTGAGATGGGTAAGTGGCCGAGGATATGGAAGAGCGAGGAGGTTGAGGATGCCCGGACAACGTAACCGCCCGACGATGGACAAGAAGCAAGAAGGCCTGTCCAAGCGTATGCTGAAGAAGATTGACTCTGGTACGATGGGACGCTTCATGCACGCTTCGCAGTACCAAGGCGCGAAGAAGGTGGGGCGCAACGATCCGTGCGTTTGCGGTTCAGGTAAGAAGTACAAGTTATGCTGTGGGAGGTAGCTGATGGGCCACTACATCGTCACCCTACCCGACATGATCGCCGCGTTCGACAGAGAGCAGCCAAATCCAGGCCGCGCGACATCCGCGTTTATCATGCGTTGGAAGCGTAAGGAAATGGAAGAGAAGCACACGGCGCATAATCCTCTTGCCGAAGCCGTGCGCATGATTAACCGCGCAGAGATCCAGAACATCCGCGAGACGAAGCACTTCAGAGATGAGCAGAAGAAGCTGATTTCAGAAGGACGTAAGCGAGGCCATCGTGGTGGAAAGACGACTGCCAAGCGCCGTATGATTCGTGAGTTCGCGGTGGAGAGTGAATAGGAGGCGTGATGGGATACAAGGTGGCAATCCGCAAGAACGAGACAGGCGAGATTCGAATAGTCCATTTCGATCACGGTGACTTCTCTCTCTACATGTGGACTGATGGCAACTGGGCTTGTGATTGCAATCGCTCAGACTTCTTTGGTGATGAAGACGTAGGTCATTGTGGCAGCACTCGGTTCACTGCGCTGTATGCCGAGATGGAAGACGGAACGCGCATCAAGATAGACGTTGAATGACCGGCATGGTTTGCACAACAGCCGCAAGTGTGCTATAAATTGAGGGTGACAGGGAGATCGCTATGGCCACGAAACCTACTGTCGCGTCATTGAGTGAAGAGCTTCAAGTGATGCGAGCCAACTACGGCGAGACGATCAACGAGCTAGAGCTTGCGCTTGAGGACATAGGCTGGAACAAGCTATCCGGCGCAGATGAACACGACTTCTCACGCGATGGCCTACGCAAGATCTGCAAGAACTCCTTCCTCTTCTTCGAGAAGAACCCTCTCATTGGCCGCGCTGTTGAGACTAAGGCTAACTACGTATTCGGCCAGGGCGTGACCATCAAGGCAGAACATCCGCTTGTCGATGAAGTCGTGCAGACGTTCATGGACGACCGCAAGAACAAGAAGGTATTCAGCACCGTCATCCAGTTGGTGAAGCTAGAGAAGGATCTGAATATCGACTCGAATCTCTTCTTCGCATTCTTCAAGAACTCAGAGGGCCAGGTGCGCATCAGCCCTATCATCTTTGATGAGATATGGGACACCGTGACGAACCCTGAAGACAAGAACGAAGTCTGGCTGTACGAACGTCGATGGACTGAGAATCGTGATTCATCCGGGCGCTTCGTATCAACCGGCACGATCAGAACAGAGTACTATCCTGACTGGGAGTACCGTCCGTCTGGTAATAATCCAACATACAACGGTAAGCAGATTCACTGGGAGAGTCCAGTCTATCACGTCAAGGTGAACGCCGTCCTCAATCAGAAGTTCGGACTATCTGAGATCTATTCAGCGCAGGACTGGGCGCGTGCATACAACAGATTCCTTCAGGACTGGGCGACGATCGTTCGATCCTACGCACGGTTCGCATGGCAGATGACGAAGAAGTCAGGCTCAGGCGGCCGGCTAGCTGCGAAGACGAAGCTTGATTCTAATATCTCGTCTGACGGGTACAAGCCGGCGCCGGCAGCGGGTTCGGTATTCATTGGCAGCGACGATACGAAGATGGCTCCGATGCGTACAGCGGGTGCTACGACATCGGCGGAAGACGGACGGCGGTTGCTACTCATGGTCTGCGCGGCCACTGGCTTGCCTGAGACGTTCTATGGCGATGCGTCGGTAGGCACACTGGCAACCGCACGTTCTTTGAATCGTCCTACTGAGCTGGCCTTCTCTCTGAGGCAGCGATTGTGGGAGATCGTCATCGAGTCCATCTGCGGATATGCGATTCAATGCGCGGCTGAGGTTGGATACTCGAGCGACGTGGTAGACGGAACGCTGTCAGGCGACTGGGAACCGGACGGATGGGAAGAAGAGACGTTCGTCTATGGCGACGATACCGAGAATGAAGACACAGACATGCGCGGCAAGCCCATCGACACAACCGTAAACGTTGACTTCCCTGCGTTGGTTGAAGACGATCAGAAGGCACAGGTTGAAGCCATCGTTGCAGCTGCTACGCTGAACGGTAGCACGCTGGCTGGCACGCTTGACGCTGAGTACACGACTGAGCGCCTACTCAGGGTTCTCGGAGAGACATCTATCGAGGAAGTATTAGAACGTCTGTTCCCTGAAGGAGAGGAGCCGGAAGCCGTCGCTGTAGCTGGCGCGGTGCAGGATCTTCAACAGGCAATCGAGGCGCTGTCTGAATCAAGGGAGATGGAACGCGGCGAGGTAGTCAGCACTCTAGCGGCTGCGTTCATTGAGGCGATGAAGGAAAGCAAGGAGGAAGATGATGAATAGGCAATGTAGCTCGTGCGAGCATTGGTCTGATGCTGGAGATCTATACGAACGACCGGCTGGTGTATGTGGTTTGTTCGATGGAAGTAATGTTAATAAAGGCACAGAAATGTGGACTGACTTGGGGCCGATCACGACGCGAGACACGTTCTGTTGTTCGTTGTGGGTTGCACGCAAGGAATCTGATGAGAAGGAATCTATGATTCGACCTGACTAGACACAACTGCTTGACCAAGCTATCAGAATGTGCGGCCTCTCTCGTTGAGGTCGTTTCTGATTTGCAGAAGAAGCGAGACGACAAGCGGTTGGAAAAGGAAGTCGGCAAGTGGTTCAGGTATCAAGGCCGCGTTATCACGAAGGCGTTCACCAAGATGCGACGTCACTTCGTCGAGTCGGCAGAGAGCGACTTCAACGCCATGTTCGACTCAGCCATCAAGGTGACCGTGCTGAATGGCGAAGAGATATTCGAGGCTGGGCTAGTCAATGCGGTGAGCCAAGGCTACACGGCGCTGCAAGATGAGATAGGGATGCAAGCAGCGTTCGAGTTGAAGCAGCCTGAGGCCGTCAAGTGGGCGCGGACGCAAGCAGCGGTAGACGTATCCGCCGTGAACGATACGACGAAAGAATCTATACGCGGCATGGTCACTCGTGGGCTTGAGCAGGGTTCGAGCTATGACACAGTGGCGCGGCAGATCTCCAAGAGGTTCGAGGAGTTTGCCGTTGGGAAGCCGCAGGCGCACATCCAATCGAGGGCGCACTTGGTAGCGATCAACGAGAACGCAGTGGGATATGCGCACGGTGAGACGACGCTGATAGATGAGATTGAGGCGACGGGGATCAAGATGGAGAAGAGCTGGCACACGGTCGGAGATGAGAACGTCAGTAATGGATGCCAACGCAACGCGGATGACAACTGGATAAAGAATGATGCGGCGTTCAACAGCGGAGATCTGACCTATCCGCGATTCCCTGGATGTCGATGCAACGTACAGTACAGAGTGGCGAGGGAGGCATGATGACGAACGACAACGGTATCAACGATATTGGGACTAATACATTCTCTACCGCGCAAGAAATGATAGACGATTTGAATAGGAAGGTACTCGTCGATGTCGATAAGCTGTTAGATCATGAGTGGTCGAATCATGGTAACTGCCCTGTATGTGGAGATGTTGGTCCTGCCGAGACGGATCATCCAAACACTACATACCACTTAGACACATGCTGGCTAGGAAACGTTATCAAGTCATGTAGGCAAGTTAAGGAGAAATAATGGCTAAAGGAACACCATTGAAGAACGGCAGCGGGAAAGGAACAAGGTCGAATCGCGGGCGCGGCGGATGCGCTACAACGAGCGGCAAGGGCAAAGGCAAGTAGGAAACGATATGCACTATCTACACCTTCAAGATGGCAAGAAGAAGGCTAGACGCCAGGCACGTTTTATTGATTCTTTGGCGACTGAGCCGTGGTGTGTCGGCTCTGACTACGAGAAGAAACTGCGCCGGACTCGAGTGCCGTGTTCGTGTCACATGTGCGGCAACCAGCGCCATCATGCGAAGGGTAAGGATAAATTGACGCTTGCTGATAAGCGACAGAACGATTATGTATCGTCTCAAATGCAATTAGTACGGGAGGGGTGAGATGCCTGAGACTGT